TCCTCCCGCATCGTCGACCGCCTCACCGCCTCTCCCCACGACGCCATCGCGTCAGCCTGCTGGGACTGCGGGTCGTCCAGGATGCCCAGGTCTTTCAGTTCGCGGATGTCCCGCTGCCGCATCCGGGACTTCGGCAGGTTCACCGGCAGTTCATCTTCAATTTCGACCGGCTCCCCATCCGTCGGATCGACCACGACGTCGCCTTCACTAATGACGACGTCGTCCTGCGTCAGTAGTTCCCGGACCTGCCGCAGCGTCACGCCCTTCAACAGCACTTGATGCACGCAGATGTCGAACAACCGGTCGGCCTTCCCCGTCAGGGCCTGCACGTCGATAGGCGGCGCGTCAGCAGCCGCGTGCTGGCGCGGCGGCCCGCGGCTGACCTGCACCGTGGACAGGTCGTCGACGTCGCCAGCGGCGTCCTGCTGCCGTTCAGCAGCTTCCAGTTGGTCGTCGTCGACGACATCCAGCACCGGCGGGCTGTACCGATCTGCGGTCCCCGGGTAGGCGTCGAACGGCGCATCGTCCATATACGTCCAGAAGATGCGACGGATTTTCTCCGCCATCGCCGGGTCGTTCTCCCGGAAGTAATCGAACAGGCCGGAGGGGTCCCGTTCCGCCGCGTACAGCCCGTGCGACAACGCGTTCCGGTTCCCCTCCGGTGCGCCGCCACCGGACGTCTTCGTCCCCGCCACTGCGTTCCCGTTCCGCGCCGTCCCGTGGTTTTCAGGTGGCCCCGACCCGTCGCGGGGATGCATATAACACCGTTCATCAGCGTCGTCGACCGGGAACTGGCAGGGCGCGTCCGTCGACACCGTGTCGTCGTACCCGCAGACGCAGCCATCCCCACCATCGCCGGTAGCGTCGGCCTGTCCTTGGTCGTCGTCCACCATACAGTATCGGTATGCTGTTGAATCCTGATAACAGTTCGCCGCCACCGGACCACGGACTGCGACCGGGTTCAGAACGGGCTGCCGCAGGGCGCGGGTCGTGGGTCGGGAGAACGGGGGTGGTTAGTTCTGGTCGTCGGCGTCGTCGACGTCCTGTTGAAGTGATTCGATGGCTTGCTGGCGGGTGAGGTAGTCGGTGATGTCCGACATGTCGACGGTGTCGGCCTGTGCTTTGCCGTACTGGTAGGCGTAGCCGTAGGACAGGAGGACGATGACGAAGGCTCCGGCCCCGATGGCGACGGATAGTGGATCGACCATGCGGGTGGGTGTTGGTCTGGGTGGGGTAAGTAGTGGCGTGACGCGGTGGCTGGGGTGTCGATAGGGCGTGAGGGTAGGGGTGGTGGTGCCGGGGGGGTGGCCGGCGCGACGTGGACGACGAACAGCCCCCGCCGGCCTTCGGATGGGTTGTCCTGTCGGCCAGCGGGGGGTTGCGACGATGTCGATGGGTGTCTTCGGTACGTGCGGGACGCCCTCTTTGGACGGATGCCCTATTGGGGGCGTGTCGCCGGGGGCGTTCGTGGATTTGGTTGTGTGAGGGTGATCACTCCGTGTGGGTGGTTGTCGGGGTGGTATTTCAGTCAGCGTGACGCGGTGGCGGGGTCGTTGATGTCGATGTCGGGGTCGATCTGGTAGGCCTGGACGTGCTGGATGTTGTGGACGGTGGCGTTGTCGACGACGTCTTCGACGTGGGCTTTCAACCGGGTCGGGGTGGGGCCGTCGGCGTGGATGCCGGTGTCAGTGTGGGTGTCGCTGTTGGTGTCGACCAGGACCAGCGTTTGTTGTCGTCCGCTGGGCTGGTAGGCGACCGTGGCGATGTAGACGTCGTGACCCCAGTCGTCTGGGTCGTCTGCGGGCGTCAGGGCGTGCCTGATGTGGACTTCGGTGTCTGGGCGGGTTGTGGCGTAGGCTGCGAAGACGCCCAGCGTGATGGCCAGTAGGATGGCCAGCGTCGCGGCGATGGGGTCCATGTTACGCGTCGCCCCCGTCGGCGTAGTCGTTCAGGCCGCGCTGGGGGGTGTCCAGGCTGTCCAGGTGGCCGTCGGCTTTGATGACGACCGTGGTGGATTTCGGGATGTAGCAGCCACAGTTTGACCCGGTGATGTCGGGGTTGTTTTTTCGGTGGAACTGTGTGACGCGGACGGCTTTCGGGCTGTAGTTTTCCCAGTAGCCGACGGCCAGGCGTCCGGCGTCGGCGTTGACGTCGATCACGCTGTCGGCGTCAAGTCGGACGACGTCGTGGTCGTTTTCGTCGCGTTTGAAGTCCGGGAGGATGAACAGGCTGTTGTGGGTGGTTTCCCGGAGGACGGTGACGACGGCGTCTTTTTCGGGGCCGGTTAGCATCGGGGCTTGATCGACGTCATCCCAGGACCGGACCGTGACTTCGCGGAGTTCGACCGCGTCGTCAGGCATCGCTGTCGTCACCCCCGGCGACGGTGTCGGCGCGTCTGGCGTCCCGATTCGCCAGTCGTTCAGCGCGGTCGAAGACGTCGGTGGCGATGTCATAGTCGAAGTCACCGTTCAGCAGTTTCGCGGCTTTCACGGTTCCGGCGTCTTCCAGGCAGTCATCGCGCCCGCAGACGGGACAGGCTGACGGGTGATGCTGGGGAGTGGTCAGGATGGTCGCCGCGGGTTCGGCGGATGACTGCGGGATGCCCCAGCCGCAGGTTGGGACCCAGGCGCGTAGTTCACGCATCGCCATCACCCGTCGGGTCGTAGCCGTGTCGCCAGTGGTCCCAGCAGGGGCTACAGACGCGGTCGGCGTCCGCCGGGACGCTGTCGGTGTTCATCTGGGTGTTCTGGACGTCGTCGGTCGTAGTCATCGTCAGCCCGCAGGCCAGGCCGTGGTCGTAGCCGTCGAACGTGGTTGACCGATGCCATCGCCCGGTCGCGTCCTGGACCCAGATGCCCGGATTGTCGACCTGCGACTGAACTTCCCACGTCAACTGAAAGACCAGCGGGGCCAGGTCGTCGACTTCGTCTTGGACGTCCGTTGGGGCGTCCAGGTGCGCCCCGCCGATGTCCTGACGGGCCTGTTCGCGGCCCCGGTCAGGTTTGCCGGCAGGGCCTTCGAAGTTCCCTTCCAGGAAGTCCCGGACGTCATGGCCCAGTTCCATCGCCTTCCCGATGAAGTTCCAGGCTTCGACCGCGACGTCGGGGTCGTTGTCTGGGTCCGGTAGGCTGGCCTGGTCCAGCAGTTCTTCCGCGACTTCGCCCTGTTCTTCGACCATCGCCAGGAACAGCGTCGGGGCGGTCTGGTTTCCCCAGCGGTCGACATTGTCGTTGGCCTGTCGTTCCCAGCGGATGCGGCGGTCAGTCACGCCAGTCACCCCAGCGGCGGCGGGCGTCGACGGCCTGTTCGGGTGTCAGGTCCCGCAGGTCGTACCGTTCGACGTGGTAGCCCTGGGCGTAGGGCGCGGGGTCGTCGATGTCGTCGACCGGGCGGACGCGTCCGGTGATGGCCGGGACGGCGGGGTCGAAGACGTCATCGCCGGCGTGCGGTGGTGCGCCCAGGGGCGTGACGTGGTCCAGGGCGTCGAAGCCCGCCATCCAGGCCGCGACGGCGTGCTTTTCCAGTTCCCGCAGGTACACTTTCGTCGCCGCTTCAATGGCGGCGTCGACGCGGGTCTGGACGTTGACGATGTCAACGTCGTCCGGCGCGTCGATGAAGTCACCCATCGGTATCACCGGGCGCGTAGGCCGCCATCAAGAACTGTCTGTCGACCGGTGCGTCATCGACGCGGACCAGATATGACTGGGCGCAGCGGGCGCAGACGTCCGCGGCGTCGGGCGTCCCGGCCAGTTGCTCCCAAACGTCCGGGACGTGACCGCAGCCGCTGGCGTAGTTCGTCGCGTCCTTGGTTCCGCGGGCCAGCAACGCCTGTCGTCCGAAGTCGACCAGGTGGGCCTTCGCGCCGGTCGGTGTTTCAGCGAACTGGACGTCGCTATCGCGGGTCGGGATGTCGTCGGGGTCAGCCATCGCCGTCACCGCCCTGGAACGCGTTCATGTTCTGCTGGCCGGGGGAACCGTCGGTGGATGGCGTGCAGTCAGGATGCCGTGGTGGGGTTTTCCGTCCGTCGGCCCAGTCGCGGAATGGGACGCCGAACCGGGCGTTGATGTCGATCCAGTCTTCCCCGCGGCGCTGCCGGGGGCTGTCGTCGGGATCGGGCGCGTCGCCGTGTTCCGTGACCGCTTTCGGGTGGAAGACGTACCGGTAGCCGCCGTTCTGGACGAATAGGAGTAGTAGGGCGTCGGTGTCGGTGGCGCGCTGGACGACCTTCTGCTGCATGAAGGACGCGTCGCCGGCCTTCAGGTACTGCTTCGCGGTGACGATGAAGGCTTGGTCGTGGACGGTGACACGGAACGCGTACCGTCCGACGTCGTCGTCGTACCAGGCGTCGATGGCGGTCTGCCTGGTTTTGAAGAAGTCGGCGGCGTCTGCCAGTAGCCCCCCGGTCATTGGTCACTGTGGGTGTCGCGGATGGTTCGCAGGGCGTCCTGGAAGTCCGGGTCTGGATCGGGAAGGTAGTACCGTCCGCGCTTCAACGCGTAGAGCAGGCCCTGGGCGGTGTAGCGTTCCGGGTCGGTCGGGTCCTCCGGCGCGTGCGGCGATAGCGTGACGTGTTCGTCGTCGATGTGGGCTTCGAAGGGACGACCCGTCGTCGGTCGCTTCAGGACGGTTCCGTCGATGACGTCGCTGGGGTCGTCGATGGCGACGTCAGGCATCGGCGTCGTCCCCCATCGGCTTCGTCCGGGTGTTCGTCATCGCGGTCAGGTTGACTTCGACGCCGCTCCGCGTTCGCGTGACGTCGGCGATGCGGGTGACGTCGAACCCGGCATCGTCAAGTGCGTCGACCGCGTCCTGGACGGCGTCCATGTCGTGGTCCGACAGGCCTCTACTCCCCATCGCCGACACCCCCAGTCGGGTCGGGGTTGATGTCGTGGTCGATGCCGTGTTCGTCCAGGGTTTCGGCCAGCAGCGCGGTGTCGCCGGTGCCGTCCTCAACGTCCAGGGCGTAGGCGGTCGGCGGCGTGTCCGCGACCAGGTACAGGCCGTTCGGCCAGCCGCCGATGTCGTCGCCGGGCGGCATGGTCGTCGGCGTGCGGACCGCCTGTAGCGGGTCGAATCGGTCGTCGTCTTCGAACCGCCCGTGTTCCAGCGCGTCAACCAGGTCGGTGATGCCGTCGAAGCCGTGGTCGGTGAGGGTCTGGGTGACGGTGTCGTCGTCCGGGACTAAGAGGAGCCAGGCGATGGCGGCTTCGTGTCCGGCGCGGCTGATGGCGCGGTATTCTTGTTCGTAGTGCTGTTCGGCGGTGTCTTCCAGGACGTCCCGGAGGAACGGGGCGACCTTGAGGTCGGCGTAGGCGGTCATATATCGGTCGTGTCATCGGTTGCGTCGCGTTCGCGTGGGTCGACGTCGGGCCAGTCTTCGAAGCTGGGGTCCGACAGCCGGTTCCCGATAGCGTGATCCAGGTCGTCCTGGATGTCGCTATGCAGCGTTCTGGCCATCGACCGGAGGGCGCGGCGGCCCTCCGGGTCGTCCAGCGCGATGGCGGGGTCGATGCGGACCTTCGTGGACTGGTAGGCGTCAAATGATTCGTAGTCGCCGGTCGATACGGTTTCGTCGGCGCTGACGGTCATCCCGACCGCGATCATCCCGGCGTCGTCGGGGTCGTCAGCGACCTGGACGGTCGTGCCGTCGACGGTGACGGTATCAGTGTCGGTGTCTGCCATAGGGTGCGCCGCTGACGCGGGCACAAGGCGGGTCCCGTTGTCGCAGGGACCGAGGCGTCCGCCCCGCCGGGTCGACGCGACTGTGCGTCGGCCTGGGCGGCATAGCGGACGAAATAACTGGGGTTCGAAGCCCGTTATTCCGCGGTGACTGTCCAGTCGTGCTTCGGGCTACGCGTGTCGCCTTCCCAGCAGGGTTCTTCAGGCGGCGTATAGCCCGCCCGGGACCGCCTCCCGCAGCGCGTACAGACGACATCGTCGTCAACTGGATCGACGTCACCGGTCATCGTTCTAAGTCGTCAGCAGTCGGCGGCCCACCATCGTCGTCCTGGCCGCGGCTGGCCGTTGCGGTCAGCGTCAGGAACCCGATGGATGCGACCGCCAGCGCGGCCAGCACGGCCCGCGACGGGTCGACCGCCGCCAGAACCACCGCCCAGACCGCGCCGACGACGGTCAACCCGACCGCCAGCCCCTGAATTGTCACCCAGGGCATGGTCAGGACGCATCGGCGTCGACGTCATCCACATGGTCCGGCGGGTCGCGGACCTGATAGACCATGTCGACGACGTAATCCTGGACGATGTCGGGGTCCGGGCGGCCCGGCGCGTGCATCAGCGTCCGGGCGACGATGCTGTCGACGATCCGGTCCAGGTCGCCGTCGTCGGCCTGGTCGATGGCGACTTCATCCTGGGTGATCTGGTCGTTCGCGGTGTCGGTCCAGTCCGGCAGGTCGTCGTCATCCAGCGCATCCATCGTCGCCGCGTACACCCGGGGTTCCGGGACGTCGATCTTCGCGGCCAACGTCGGGACGTCGACGTCGGGGACGCTGACGTCGACTTCGACCTTCGTCAACAGTTCGTTCGTCCCCAGTTCTGACCCGGTCGGCTTCGACTGCCGGGTCCGGTGCGACCCGTCGCGCCAGTCGACGATCAACCAGGCCGTGATGGTTTTATCGTCAGACATCGCCGTCGCCCCCGCTGAACGCGGTCATTTCGTCTGCTGGGTGTGCGTCGCCGTTGACCTGCTGGCCCAGTCGCTGGTACAGGTCAGCGAGGTCGGCGGCCAGGGCGTCCAGGTCTTCGGCGTCGGCCCACGCCGCTGCGGCGGCGACGGCGGTGATGGCGTCGTCGCCGTCTATTTGGGCGTCGGGGTCGATGTCGATGTCCTGGGTGGTCGGGCCGTCGATGGCGACTTCGAAGACGTAGCGTCGTTCCGTCGCCTGGCCGGTGGCGACGTTGATGATGCCACTAAGCCCGCGTGCGTCGCGGGTTACTTCCTTCAGTTCGAATTCGCGGACGGTGCCGCCCGCGGCTTCGATAGCGTGCTGTACGTCGTCTGCGGCTTTGAAGTCGATGTCGGTGTCGTTCATGCGTCGATAGGGTCGGCGTCGTCGTTGTTCAGTAACGGTTCGGGGTGGCCCTGTCGGGGGTCGTAGCCAGCAGCGGCCAGGGCGTCGATGATGTCCTGGGTTGCTGGCGTCGACCCCAGGTCGACCTGATTCGCCGCGGCGGCGATGGACTTCAGGTCGTTGTAACTACCCTGGTCGCTGTACCACGCTTCCCAGGCCGACGTCCGGGCTTCGACGCCGATGTCGTCGTCAGCGGGGGCGGCTTCGACGTCACGCCCATCTTTATCGCTGGGGACGACCGTCTCCGGGTCACGTTCCCCGGGGTCAGCGTCGACATCAGCCGCTTCGTCGTCGGCGTCGCGGAACCGGCCCAGCCCGGTGTCGTCTTCGTGCGACCGCGGCGGTTCGATGTCGACGACGTCCAGGGTGCCCGCGGCGGCGTGATCCTGGACGTACTCCGGGACGGTCCCGTCTTCGTGCTGGGTGTAGACGACTTCCTGAAGATAGGCATACCCGATGACCGCCCACCCGACGTCGGTGTCGGGGTGGATGACCCAGACGCGCGTGATCCCGGGTTCAACGACGGGTGGGGCCTGCCGCTTCGACAGCGGGATGGCTTTCGATATGCCCAGGGTGACGGCTTCGTCGATGAAGTCGTCCGCGTTCGGGTAGTGGGTCTTCCCGGCCCGCATCAGGATGTCGGCGTGCGGTCGCTTCCCGTGCGCCGCCAGGTCGATTTCTCCGAAGTGGTCAGCGTCGAAGCGGCGGGCGTCCAGCCGGTCGACGTGCCGTCGGGCTTCGCTGGCCGGCGTGGCGTCTGGACTGTCGTACAGGCCCTTATGGACCATGTTCTGGACGGCGGTCGTGTCGGTCGCGTCGCCGGGGTATTCGCGGACGAAGTCCGATAGGTCGTCCAGCGCGAGCTGGGAGGACAGGCCGTCGAACCGCAGGTATCCCCGTGTGAACTGTCCGTCAGTCCCCATTTCGCGGTACGGTACTGGCGGGTCCAGGCGGACGAACGACGGGAGGACGCCGTCGGGGCTGCCGATGACGCCCCGGATGTACGCCTTCCCGTGCTTCAAGAACCCGCATCCGCGTTCGACGTTCGCTATGGTTCTGGTCATCGTTCAGTTTAGTCGCTTTGAATCCGGGGAGCCAGCATGAACTGGCCCGTCGCGTTCCAGTCGGCGTGATTGAACTGTAGCATGGTCGGGTATTCGATGCCGAACTTCAGGGTGACGCGGTCCATCTTCGACCGCTTCAACGCCTTCGTCATGTCCCGCAGGTAGTCCAGGCTGAACAGCGAACCCTGGCCGTCACCGTCTTCAGCGCCCTCTATCCAGGCGGCGTTCGGGAAGACCGCGGTGTCGGCGCGGTCGTCGCTGTCGCTGTCAGTTAGCTGGACGTCGCTGGACATGGTTGATCCGACGACCAGCGCCGATCCGTCGATGGCGACGCCGGCGTGATCGTGGCCGTCCGTCAGCGACTTCACGGCGTCGTTCAGCGCGTCGATCCCGGGTGTCGCCCGGAACGGCAGGTCGATCCCGGGGACGTCAGGTTCGTCGCGCACGACGTCGGGGTCGATCAGGCTGAACACGGTGACGCGCTTCATCTGCTGGTCCGGCCTGATGACGGCGACGCGCATCCGCGGGACGTCACCGCCGGGGTCCAGGATGTCGATGCGGACGGGGTCGTCGTCCGGCATCCGGGCGAACGACAAGGCGGACGTCAACGTTTTGAAGTTGACGCCGACGGTGACGTCGCGGTTGACCTGGAAGCCGCTGAAGCCGTCCGCGTGGACCGTCAGGTCGATCATGCCGACGTTCGCCGGGTCGACCGCAGTGATCGACAGGCCGTCCGGGTCGACGTTCAGTTTCGCCTCTTTGACCAACGCGGTCGGGAGCCGTAGAAGGGACCGGATCGGTTTCCCGGTCGTGGCGAACGCGGCGGCGCTATCCGTGGGGGCGTCGAACCCTAAGTCGTCCCCGGTGTCTTCAGGGACCTGCGTGTCCCCGTCAGGCATCGGCATCACCCTGGGGGACGACGCCTTTCGCGTGCCGTTCACCGGTCTTCGATATGACGACGTCGACGGTGTCCCCGACCGATAGCGCCTGGTCGTCGGGGTTCTGGATGAACGTAGCGACGCCGTCGATGCGGCCCATCGGGTCGCCTTTCTTCGTGTTCGTCCCGTCGTCTTCGATGACGGCTTCGTAGGTCGTGCCAACGGTGAGGACGTCGTCGACGTTCGACACCTTCTGGCCGTTCGGCAGGGCTTCGACCGTCGACCGGAGGTCGTCCAGTTCGGTGTTGACCGTCGCCTGTAGGTCGTCGATTCGATTCAGCAAGTCGTCCGTCGTGACGTGATCGTCAGGTCCTTCCATAGCTATAGGGGTCCGCTGTTCGCCGCGGGTCGCGGAACTGCGATTATCAGCCAGTCCACGCTGACCGCCCCGCCAGACGCGACCACCGGTGGTCGGGCCGGGCGGTATGACGGCAGCGACGGCGTGGCCGGTTATGGCCCGTCGTCGGCGGTGTCGGTGTCGCTGTATCCGAAGGTTGCGTCCAAGAGGACGATGCGGCCAGCGTCGGCGTCGATGCCGATGACGTCCCAGGGGCCGACGCCGACGTACCGTTGACCCAACCGGCGGACGGCGGTGACGCTGACGTCAGGGTCGCAGGTGACGGTCAGTTCCGTCGGTCGTGTGCGTCGGATCGCGTAGTCGCCTGCTGGGCGGTCTTCGTCGATGACCGCCGCGGCGCTTTCGGTGGACTGGGCGACCGCGTGCCGCTGCCGTCGATCCAGGCGTTCGATGATGTCGTCCTGGATGGCGTCCGGGTCGGTCAGCGTGACGAAGGTCGCGGAGCCGACGCCGTCGCGGCGGCAGTCGGGACAGACGCCCGACCGTTCGATTCGGCCTGCCGCTGATCGGCCTGTCTGGGGCGACAGCGGCGTGCCGCATCGGTGACAGTCGTAGTCCATCGGTTCCCCGGTCCGCGGCGTTTCGTTCTCCGTGTCGGTGCTGACGTCGTCTTCTTGGGCCTCCAGTTGGTCGGTGATCATGTCGACGTGTGCGTCGCGGGTCGGGATGTCGTCGGGGTCAGGCGACATTATCTGCCTCCCCGACGATGCTGTACGCAGCCGCTGAAAACGATTCGTCGTCGTCGTTCCTGACTATGCCGTCGTCGTCCGACTGGGCGACGACCTGGTCGCCCGTCCGATCTTCGCGGACGTAGACTTTGACGCCAGGGTCGTATTCCAGTAGGTTGTGATCGACGTCAGTCATCGTCATCACCGTCCAGGTCGCCATTTGGTTGAACCCGGCGGGCCAGGTCGGCGATGGCCCCTTCGTGCGGGGGTTCGCCAGTCAGGTACTTCATCCCCTGCCGGTGGTAGTGCGCCGCTTCGTCGAACGTCGCGCCTTTCGCCTTCAGGATGTGTTTATCCTGGTCCCTGGTCCCGGTGCCGCGCTTCAGTTCCGTCGTGATGCTGACCCCGTGGTCGGTGCGTTTCACTTCCTGCTGGTCGACGTCGTCATTGTCGTCGGTCATGTGTCGGGTTGTAGTCGCTGCTGGGTCTGTTCACGCCGCCGTCTGCGGCGGTGTCGATTCAACTCCCGCAGGGCGTCGATGGGCTTCAGGTCCCGGAAGTCGGGATGCCAGTAGACGATGATCATGTCCTGCCAGAAGTCTTCGCGGTCGCGGCGGCTGGACCACTTCGACATGTTAGCGTCGATCTGCTTCGACGCGCAGATGCCGCGTCCAGCCATCTTCGCTGTCGGGTTTTTCCAACAGTAGGCGGTCGTCATCGTCGTTGACCGCCCGCAACCGGTACCTGGTCTGTCCGCGGGGCGACTTGATGATCAGCGCGACGCCGTCGCGGGTCGTCCGTCGGTCCAGGACCACCGCGTTGTCGATGTACCGGGACAGCGCCAGGGTGTCGCCCGCTTGGGCGTCCGCCATGACGGCATCCTGGGCGCGGCCCTGGTTCATCCAGTCCTGGCTGGCTTCATCAGTGGTGTCCATCATTTAGTAGGGAGTGCGGCGCTGGCGGGCCACTTCGCGCTGGTTACAGTTGTGACAGGCGATCTGTTCGCCTGTGGTGTCGCCCCGGAACCAGCCGGCGGGGCTGTTGTCGTCGCTGTCGTCCGGTTCTGAACACAATGGACACATGAAGTGTCGTCGTCCGCAGTTGGGACAGTCGAACCGGAGCGCGGACTGTTGGAAGCGGTCCCGGAGGTCGTTCCCGCGGTCGTCCGCGCCGGACAGGTGCTGTACGTACCGACCGTGTTCTTCGAAGGTCAGTGGGGTCGGGTCGGCGTCGGTATCGTCGATGTCGACGTCCAGGTCGTCGCGGTCGTCGTGGAAGCATCGAACCGTCTTCCCGTTGTGTGCTGACATCGTTCGGTCCTGTGCGCCAGCGGTGTCGGCCTGGCGCGGGCCGACCGCCCCGCCAGTCGCCCCGACCCGTCGCGGGCCGGGGCGAAGGGCGGTATGACGGTGGTATGGGGGGTGTTCACGCCGGGGCGTCGCCGACCAGCGTCCGGTCGCGGGCCGCTATGTGTCGGTCCCAGATGTTGATGCCGGCGCGTTCGCAGAACCGACAGCCCGGGCGCGGCATCGGGTCCGGTCGGCCCGGGTCGATCAGTGTCCCGCAGACGCATTTCAGAACCGGGTAGCCGTCGGCGTTCCCGCCACCGTAGTCGCCCAGGCCGGTCTGGACCTGGCCCCAGTCCGCCAGGTCAACGACCGTTTCGCCGTCGGCGTCGTCGGGGGTCAGACGCCTGATCTGGTCCCGGTAGCCCAGATAGCAGGTCTGGACGTTCTCCCACTTGTAGCGCGGGTTTCCGTCGCCGTCCCAGAAGCCCCAGTCGGCATAGGATAGGTCGGACTGTGGCGGGGACTTCTGGATGCCGTCCTTGTTCGCCCAGCGGAGCCGGTTCTCCCAGGCGGCGCTGTCGACGCTGTCGAACACGGTCAGGGTATCCGGGGCGTCCAGGACGGACTTCTTGACGCCGAAGCCGTGAACCTGGACGCGGGCCGGCAGGTTCCGGCGGACGCGGTAAACGACGTCCCGGATGTCCCCCGGGGACCCGCGCCGGCAGACCGACCCAATACCGACGTGATCAGTCAGCAGGCCATGGTCGCGCATCATGTCGACGTGACGCAGGTAGTCGTCGACATCCCAGCCCTGGATGACGGCGACCGGGTCCGCGTCGATGTCACGACTGTCCAGGGCGTCCAGCATCCGTATGTGGTCGTCGACGGTTCGACGCTGAAGGTCGTCGACGCTGGCGTCCAGGATGTCGCGGACGGCCGGTTCGCAGGGCCAGTCCCGCAGGGCGAAGCGGTCCAGGGTGACGTCGTCCGCGGCGTCGCCGTAGCGGGTCGGCGGCGCTTCCAGGTAGTCCAGATAGTCGCTGATTGACAGTGGATGGCCGCCGTTCGCTTTGATGCTGTCAGGGGACCCGCCGCAGTCGACCATCCAGTCCGGGCCGGCCCAGATGCCGTTGATCTGCGTCGTCGCGCTGACCATCGCATGGTCGGGCGTCGGCAGGTCGGCGTCGTCGACCGCCCGCTTCAGCGCGGCGTGCGTCCCGCCGGATGCGACGCCCCAGAAAAAGTCGACGTCGTCGACGTCGTGGTCGACGCCGTAGACGTCGCGGGTCGATGGTTCGAAGGTGTCGCTGGTCATGTCGGGGTGATCGTGTGGCCGCAGTCGCTGCATCGCAGTTCGTCGATCATCATCTGTGTGCCGCCGTGCGCGGACCAGGTGTCGTTCCCGCAGTCGGGACAAGTGAACTGTATCATGGTGGTGACGCCGCTGACGCGGGCGTCAGGCGGGGCCAGTATGCGCCTGGTCCAGACGACTGCCCCGCCAGTCGAACGCTGATCAGCGTCCGCGTGACGGTTAGACGGACACGTCCAGACGACCCCGGAAGGGTCGTCAGACGTTCAGTAGTTCGTCGACGTCGATGTCGTCGTTCCTAATCTGTTCCTTCAACCGCTGTTTCATCTGGGACTTCGCCTTCCGCCCACCGTCCGGGTACGGTTCGTTCCCCGACACCGCGCCACTATGCAGCCGCTGGGCGCTATACGGGTCCGGGACCATATCGCCGTCGACACCGCCGTCCAGCACCATGTCGCGGTCCAGGCTCACCCGGCAGAACCGACCATGCCGGTGTTCGGCCTTCAAGACGCCGTCGAATTCCCGGTAGATGTCGCAGGCCGCTTCCGCCAGCGCGGCTTCCAGGTCGTCGGTCAGGTCGCTGACGACGCGGCTGGCCGCGTGCCCAGGGACGTCCGCAGCGGACGACTGGGCGTCCTGGTAGCGGCGTTCGTCGGCGTCGATGTCGTCGCTGATTTCGTCGACGACCAACTGCCGCAGGGCTTCGGCCTTTTCGCCCAGCGACGCGCCGACCGCTTCGATCTCTAACCCGTATTCGCCGTCGATCCCGTACTCTTGCATCCAGTCGTCGTTGTTCTGGCCGCCGACGGTGAACTTCTGGGACTGGACGATGTCGTCGCTGACCTGTCGCGGCCAGACGCCGATACGTCGGCTGGCGTCCTGATCGACGTCGATCCCCAGCTTCTGGGCGCGACGGACGAAGTCGTCGACGATCCCGAACCCGACCGGGTCGTAGTCGCCCAGGACCCAGAAGCTGTAGCGGACGTCGGGGTCTAACTGCTGGGCCAGGTCTTCGATCAGTGCGGTCGCGGACCACCCTGATCCTTCGACCAGCGTGATGTCGTAGACGTCGGCCAGGGGTTCCAGCTTCCGGTAGGCGGCTGATTTTTCGACGAATAGGATTTTGTCGTTTTCGATGGAAGACGTCGCTATCCGTCGGTCGCGGCTGTCGTCCAGGATGTTCAGCGTCCGGTAGGTGATGCCGCTGTCGACGTCTTTCACCTTCTTCGACAGCCGTTTCGATAGCCGCTTCGACAGCCCGCGGTTCCAGTCGCTGGTTCCGACGCCGTCGCCCCAGTCGGGGACGGATTCTTCCAGGATCGGTTTGACGGGGTTGTACCAGAAGTCCCGGAGGCTGCCGGCGTCCTGGCGGCCCTGCCAGGTTAGTTCGTCCGCCGCCAGGTCGATCAGGTGGTCGATGACGAAGGACGCGCTGAAGTCGCCCCGGTAGTAGTAATCGTCGATGTCACGGAACTGTTCGGTCGTCATGCCCTGCATCTGGGACAGGGTTTGGGGTTTCGAAGACATCATCAAGTTCAGTACGCGAAGGGGTCGTCGTGTTTTTCCATCGCTTCCGTCGACAGCGCCGACCGGCGACAGGCCGGTGAACAGTAGACCCGCCGGGCCTGGTCGGTGGTGGGAGCGATGGGCTGTTCGACAGTCGTCCCGCAGTGTTCGCAGGAAGTCATCGTCTATTGGGGTCCGCGTCGATGTCGCTGACGCGGGTGGCGGACACCGATGTCGGACGGTGTCAGGCCGACCGCCCCGCCAGGCGCGACCCGTCGCGGGCCGCATCCGGGCGGTCTGACGGCAGAACCGTCTATTGATTCGCCCCTATAGAACACGTGTCGTCGGTGCGTTCAGCGGGACCTGAACGCGCGATGGGGTCCGCCGCGCCCTGCGGCCGAGGGGGTCGACCTGCGGGCGCTGGGCCAGTCGCCTGTAACAGCAGTGTAGCCCGATGTCGCGCCGCCCGGAAGTTCCCGTCACCTGTTGCGTCATCCCCCAGGACGGGGTCGGCGTCATCGGGTCGCCCGGTCAATCCGTGGGCGGCGCGGTGTGATGCGTCCGACATCCCGCGGCAGAAATGTGGCCCGGAGCGTCGGGGGCGTGCTGGTCGACGTCGCGGCGTGACGCCAGGAAGCCCGGGGGCGGCCCGATGATCGACGTCGCCCAGAAGTCCCAGCCGCCGATGGCGCGATGCCAGTCTGCGGCCAGGTCCGCCCCGCCAGGTGACGCGCCCCACGTACTGTGTCCCCGCGGGGCCAGGGTGGCTATCAGATGTGTCGCCAGTTCCTACCACTACCTTCGAAGGTTAGCTACTTATAGATTCGGGTGAGTTTCGAAACCCACTATGGCGACCGCAGGCGCGGTCCTTTAGTCACTGCACGGCCTACGCATGGGTGGGTCGCGGGTCGATTCGAACGGTTCGAATCCATCAGCCCCGCCAGGCGGCCCGCACCCCGCTTCTGGACGTCGCACCACCCACGCCGACGCCCACCACCGACCCACCATCGAACACGGACAGCGCCGCCAGCAGCCCCGCCAGCGCCGACGCTGACGGCACGGCTTAGATGCCTTTGCGCGTGCGGTCGATGGCGCGGCCCTGATCGATCACGGTCCCAGTGACGTCATCATCCTGGACGAACTTCAGCCGCCCGCGGAGTTGATCCGTGCCTTCCTGGAACTGGACGCGTTCCAGCGGCGTCTCCGTCGGCGACCCGTCGGCAAACCAGTCTACCGGATAGGAGTAGCCCGGCAGCGTCGTCGTCGGCAATGAACTGACCGTCCCGCGTTGTTCGCGGGCTTCAACCTTCTTCGATAAGATGTCGACAGCGGCGTATCTGGCCTGTTCGACCATCGTCAGGTCCGGTAACACTTCGAAATACGGCTCCCGCCCGTAGGCGTTGACTTCGTCAGTATCTTCGACGGTCGCCTTCGGTCTGGTCCCGTCGTCGGCCAGCTTCCCGTAGACCGTCACTTCGTTCGCGTAGTCGACGAACGACAACCGCGGGCTGCGGTTCACGACAGTCCAGTCTTTTGCCTTCGTGATCGCGCCGGTTTCGAAGCTTTCGACCTGTTTGATTAGGTTCCCCTGGTTGTCGGTCGCCGCGTGGTCGATCACGAACCGGAAGCCCGCCTTTTCATGCAGGTCCGTCAGGATCGATAAGGGGCTGCCTCTGTAGGTCTGATCTTCGATGATCGACACGTCGTTGCCGTCATAGGCCATCCGGTACTGTTCGATAGCTTCCGGTTGATAGTTCTCCGTCGGACTGGCCGTCGCCCGCGTCGCGGACGTCGCGCCGATGTCGATGACCGACTGAAGCCGGGTTCCGATGTCGCCGCCGAAGCCGGTTGCGATGGATGTCGTATTTTGTTCGCTCCCGTCCTGCGGGTACCACGGCCCACCGTTCAACCGGGCCTGAAGCCAGTCAGCCGACGGTCCCTGAATCATCGTGATGTCGACTGTCGCCTGTTCGACGTTGTAATCCAGGTCTTCTTCGGGGAACGCCAGGACGTCCTTCGAAACCTGGGGCGATAGTTGATCAGGGTACAGGCCTGGCCCGGATAGGTATCCGTTCGCGTCGACGCTATTGTCGAAGGTCGGGCTGTATCTCCCGTCATACACGTACATCGCGTCAACGACCAGCGGGCTTGTGCTGCTTTGGGTCACGTCGATTTCAGCTTGATGCGACCCAGGGGACAGTTCGCTACTTCGCCCGGGCGTGGTCCGCCATTGAAGCCCGCTGGTATAGGCATCAAGAAGCACGCTTTCGACTGTTTCCCCAGCCAGGACGATGTCGAACGCTGGGTGCATCCCGTCCGTGGCGTTCACCCTGAAGGCAAACCGGGCTTCGCCCGCTGGGATGGTGTGTTCGGTCGTGAAGTCGAATCGAAGGTCGCCCGCGATGTCGTTCACTTCCTCCGCTTCACCGTTGGAGTAGTCCGACCCGCTGACGGCCCCGTTCCCCCCGGAGGCGTTTTCACCTTCCACAAAAAACCCGGTCTGGGCGGGTTTCAATTCGGTGCCGTCATCGGTCAGGGGCGCGGTCGGGTCGACGCCCGACAGTAAGCCGCTGAAACTTTCGCCGGCGGTGACTTCCTGGACGGTTTCGTCTTGGACGACGGTGTCGCCGGCCTGGTCTTTGACGGTTGCGTCGAACCCGGTATCTTGGGTCCAGACCTGGCGGATGGCTTCGTCGGTCCGTATGAGGCTGAACGACCGTTCGATGGCGCTGTCTTTCAGGTCGTCCCCGATCCCGGGGCCGTTCAACCTGACCAGGCCTTTGTCCTGATCCCAGTCCAGTTCCCGGAGGTAGCCCCGGAACAGCAGGGAGTTGTTGCTGCTGTATATCCGTAGCGGTTTCAGCACGTGGTCCTGGATTGTTCGGCTGTACGGGATTTCGGTGTCGAAGTCCGCCAGCGCCGTGTGCGGCTTAGCGATGTCGACACTGATGGTGTCGCTGCCGGTGAGCGTGACGTCCGGGTTCCCGACTGGCCCGATTTCGGTCCTGTAAACCATCTTTCAGCGCGTCCTTAGACGGCGGTCAGTTGCGGTCAGGTCAGACTGTCCCGTCAAAGTCCAGATAGTGAAGTGTTCCGCCCGCGTCCTTGAACAGCCACGCGGCGTTGCCGGTCCCGCCACGATTATCGTCGAACGCCCACTCCCCTGAAGTCAGGTCACTGGCGGACGCGTTCGATACTTGACGAAGGCCGCTGATTGGGTTTTCCGATAGGTTGCGGTCAAACGCCGCATCGGAGATTCCTCTACCTCCAGCCGGTACAATATCTCCACTTCGGCCAGCATCTGGATATTTGTCTTCGACCCCGTCAACAATCTTTGCCCCCCCAAATGCAAATAAAAATGTATTGTTCTTTTGATCCCAATTCTTGATTTCAGTATTCCCCCCTGCTGTAACGTTGCCATTAGATATTGAATAAATCCCAATTGACGGATCGTTTGCCTGTCCGTCAAGAACACATTGAACGACATTTAGGAGGCTTGAGCGTTGGTAGGCAAAGAAAAGTGAGCCCCCTTCCAAGTAGCAGCCATTGATGGTAGTTCCCACTGAACTGGTCACCCACGTTTGACCGTTAATATTCAAGAAATCTATTTCAAACCCTTCTACACCCTCAATATAGAAATCCCCATCAAAAGTCTCCATGTTTGATTGATCGTTCCCGTTCACGGCATTAAGTTCCGAATCGCCGACGATGCGGAGGCTGAACGAGCCTTCCTGGTATATCGTCCCTTTCCGGTTCGTTATCCTGACCGGGGAACTCGCCGTATAATCGCCCACTTGTCGAATGGTCGTCTGTCCATCCCCGAAACGGGGTGCCTCTTTTAGCGCCCGTTCATAGGTAGCGAACGCGCTTGCGGCCGATTGTCCGTCGTTGCTGTCACTACCGTTCGCCGCATCCACGTAGAGGGTTGATTCGGTGTCGCGGCTTGTCGGAATCCCGCTGACAGTTACTTCCGCTGCGGTGACTGCGTTGGTCTGTATCGCTGGGTCGGTCCGCAGGTCGTTGATGTCCGCCGCTTCGATAGTCGATGAGTCAGCAGCGACCCACACTTCAGCCAGGACAACCGGTGGGTCCGCCAGCCCAGTCCCGGCCGGCGGCGACGGCGTATAGGTTTCGAAGCGTGACGCGGTGTCCTGGGCGTCATCAATCGCGTTCGGCGTCCCAGTAACAGTCGTGACGGTCCCGCTGCCGGTGTAGACAACCAGGTCCTTCCGTGGGTCGGTCGCGTCAGGTGACGCCAGCGATAGCGACGACGTTGCTGGGATCGATTCCACGTCCCCATTGTGGACGGCCGTGCCGGCGCTGACGTCGACGCTGACGCCGCCATCCGACCCAGGCGTGACCTGACCGCCCGAAACAACGCCGTAGCCGTAGGACCGCCAAACCTGGATGTTATGATAAACTGCGTGATAGCCCTGTCCGATTTCAGTGATGTTGTCATCCGGCGGCATGTGCTTCGTCTAAATCGTCGGTTTCCCGGCGTCGTCCTTAATCTGACGTGACGCGGTGGCCCCGGGGTCATCCGTCCATCCATCAGGATACCACCGGTGGCGACCCGTCGCGGCCGCCTGAAACCGCCGGACGGTCGGGGGTTACAGGTCGCTTCCGATGTCGTCTTTCAGTGCCTGTCGATCCGCATACTGGTCGCCCCGCGCCAGGACCGTGAAGCGGATACCGATACGCGCCGTGTCCTGCACGAACCGCGTCTGATCGTCGACGTCGTCCAGCGCGACCCACAACCCGGGTGTCGCATCGACTTCGCTCCCCGGGGAGAGTTTGACGATGATGCTGTCGACGCTGGCGTTGCTGGGCGTGTGTTCGCTAATCCTGGGGGTGCCGTCGATGGCGTCCGTGATCACGTACCGGCCCGCCCACCGGGTGTATTCCCGAACGTCCCTGTACCGGTCGATATGCCCGGTGTTCGTCGAGTCCTGCGTGTTCTGGAAGAACACGAAGTCCATACTGTACGTTTTCCCGGTTCGGTATTCCGGCATGTCAGCGTCGATCCGGTCGACCAGCACACCGTCGTCTGACCGGTCCGGGTCGAACGTCCACTCCCTGTCGCTGATGGCTACGATCATGCGTTACTGGGGTTCCTGTCGCCGTGTTCGGCGCGTGTCTTGTCGGGTCTGTCGGTCCTGCTTCTGTTCGACAGCGTCTTCGATGAACCGCGCCAGCGGGTTGTCGCCCTGCACGTCCAGGACCGCGCGGACGGCCTGTTCGTTCTGCTGTTGCTTCTGTTCCCGGTTGATTGACCGGCGTTCGGCATCCAGCCCGGTGTCGACGTCGACGTCATCCAGCGTCCCGACGTTGACCCCGTCCACACCCGGGATTTCACTCACTTTCGCGGCGACATCGTCCAGTGTCGACAGGAACGCGTTGATCGCGTCGATCGCGCTATTGATGAATCCTTCCAGGGCGTTCTCCATGACACTGATCACGCCGTTCCAGATGTCCAGCAGGAAGTTGTAGACGGTGTCGCCCCAGACCTGTATCTGCGTTAGCATGGTCGCCAGCGCCCCGACCAGGAAGTCGATCATCGCGGTGAAGGCGTCCTGGAACAGCCCGCCGATGCCGGTCAAGATGCCGGCGAACGCCCGGACTAACTGCGGTCCCCAGTCGCTGACGAACCCAACGATTCGGCTGATCGACCTGTTGACGAAGCCTTCGATAGCAGCGAAGGCTTCGTCCCAGTCGCCCTGAAGAACGTTCAGGAAGACGCGGATAGCCGTCAGCAGGGCGTCGATGGCGGTGACGACGACGATGCTGATGGCGTTCCAGGCGGCTTCGACGATGGTCAGGATTTCGTCGCCGAACGCGTTCCACAACGCCGTGATGACGCTGACGAACGTGGAGAACAACGCGCGGTAGATGGTCAGGTAGACGCTGATCACCGTTTCGATGACTGATAAGACCGGTCTGATTACGTTGTCGCGGATGGCGACCCAGGTTTCCCGCAGTTCCTGAAAGAGCGGGCCGGCGTGCGTTTGCCATAGCTCACGAAGCCGCTGGAAGTGGGCGCTGAAGACCCGGCTGACCACGCCGACCCAGGACTGGAAGAACCCGATCAGGCCACTGAACGGCTCCATGATGCTGTCGACGACGCCGCCCGCCGCATCCGCCTGGGACGTAAGCGGGTCAATCAGCCCGATGCTTTCCAGGATACCGACGATGCGGCCCATCGTCCGGTCGACGAAGCCTTCGATAGCGGCGAAGGCTTCGTCCCAGTCGCCCTGAAGAACGTTCAGGACTACACGGACGGCGGTCAGGATGGCGTCCAGCCGCGTGACCACGACGGTCCTGATGACGTCCATCACGGTTCTGACGATGCCCATGATGGTATCGCCGTGTTCAGCCCAGAACGCGCTGACAGCGTCCAGCACGGGCTGAATATAGCCCTGGATGGCAGCCATCGTTTCGCTGGTTTCGTCCAGGATGTCGCCGAAGTGCGTTTCCCAGACGTCGACCAGGTCCGACAGCAACGGAAGCGTGTAGTTTTCGAAGACGAACCGGATCACGGCCAGCAGGCCGCGTAACGCGGTGATGGCGGTGTTTACCGCGCCCAGTATCGCGTTCGCCAGGTCCCGGAAGTGATCCTGGTTTTCCCGGAGGATGTCGACGACCTGTTCGAAGATAGGGACCAGGCCCCGCAGGATGTCCCCGACCAGCGCCAACGCGTCGCTGAACAGCCCCCGGAGATTCTGGGCGATGGCTTCGAAGGCCGGACGGACCGCTTCCAGGTTCGTCTGAACCACGCCCAGGTACCGTTCGAAGGTATCGCGGATGCGTTGGAAGATGTCTTGATGGGCGTTCCAGAAGTCCCGGAGGCGGTCGATCACGCCGCCGACCGCGTCATTGACGACATCCTGAATGCCCATGAAGTTCGCCCGGTACGCAGCCGCGAACGCCGCGACAGCGGCCACGGCCAGCCCGACCGGGCCGGTCAACGCTGCGACCGCGGACGCGACGCCGAAGATGGCCGGCGCGGTGATGGCTCCCGCGACCGCCAGCCGTCGTAGCCCGTCGTCCAGCGACAGGACGAATTCGGCAACGCTGTCGATGATGTCCGCCAGGTCAGCGATGGCTGGCAGGACGACGGTCGCCGCGACGATCCCCAGTTCGTGCAGCGTCGGGAGTAAGTCGGCGAATGAACCGGCGACGTCAAGCAGGGGGTCGGCCAGGCGTTCGGTCGCCCGTGTCATCGCGTTCCAGATGCCGGGGCCATTCTGCATCAGCCACTCCATCACGTCGATCAACGTCGGGAGGGCGATTTCCGCCAGGTCAAACAGGAACCCGGTCAGCATCGGGATGGCTTCCATCGCGGTCGCGCCCAGCTCCCGGAGCGTGTCAGCGAACTGGTCCAGCGGCCCCAGGCTGTCGACGATGGCCTGGACCAGTTCCGGCAGCGCGCGGACAGCATCGACCAGCAGCGGACCGAACACGTCCCCCAGTGGTTCGATGATCTCCATGATTTCGCCGCGGACGTCCTGGAACGCGGCCTTCAGTTCCTCCATGTGCGTGATCACGCCGACCGCGGTCAACCCGCCCAGAACGCCAGCCAACCCGACCGCTGCCGTTGCGACCACCCCCAGGACCGACGCCAGCGGGAGCAGGATCGTCGACAGCGTCAACAGACTGGGGATCAGCGACACCACCGCGACGGTCGACAGCGACCCCATAGCAACCGATAAGCCGCCCGTCGACACGGTCAGGCGGCTGAACAGCCCGGAGGTGACGGCGGCGCTGCGCCCGGCATCGTCCAGTTCGTCCGCCGCTTCGTCAGCGCGGCCCTGAAGCGTCTGCATCGCCGCTGCCAGTTCCGCCGCGTCACCCGTCGTTTCGTCGATGGCGTCGCCAGCAACCGCTGCCGACGACGTCGTGTCATCCAGTTCATCACCGACTTCATCCATCGCCGACTGCGCCGGTTGGGCTGACCGGGACAGGTCGCCCAGTTCGTCCCCGACGTCATCGACCGCCTGTTGCGCCGCCTCCGTGAAGGCGTCGATCAGGATTTCAACCTTTGCGCTTTCCGGCATTTAGCGGCCCCCTGAACCTGGCTGCGACCCGTCGCCCCCGTTATTGGCCTCCTGTAGGGCGGCCAGTTGGTCGTTGAGGCTGGGCTGGCCGTCCTGCTGTTCGCGCTGATCGGCGCGGGCGTCCTGCTGTTCAGCCAGGTCCTGTCGTTCACCGTCTGTCGCCGCGCCAGCGGACCCGGACTGCTGGGCGTTCCGCCGCTGGTAAGCTTCCCATGTCTTCCCGGCGGCGCGGACACGGGCGTTCATCCAGAAGTCCCAGGCCGGTCGTCGCATGATGTCGGTCGGAAGCATCCCGTAGTCCTGTCCCATCAGGTGCGCGGCGATGGCGATGCTGTTACCCGCGAAATTTTTCGTCAGCCGCCTGTTCCAGTTCGTCCTGGTCTTGGCCGGTCATCCCGGTGATGACCAGCATCAGGTCGTTCGCCGTCAGGACGCCCAGGTCGAAGGTGCCGTCGCCGGCGTCGCCCCAGTAGGCGTCTGGACGGATGACGTTCGGGATGACGACGTCTTCGATGAAGCCGTTCAGGTCGCCGTCCCTGACGACCTGTTCCATGTCGACGTCGTCGTCCTGGCCGCCCATCATGTCCATGACGCCGTAGCTATCCATATCGCGGAGGAGGGACAGCGGCGGGACTTCCCGAACTTCCATGTCCCCGTCGCCGTCGTCCAGTTCGACCCAGCGGGTTTCGTGAACCTGCTGTTCGTAGTCGTCCTGTTCGACAACCCGCCGGTCATTCCGGTCGGTAGTTGGTTCCGTCGCCATGCGACAGCGTTCCCCAGCGTCGTCCTTAGTGGGGCGTGACGCCGTGGCCCCGGGGTCGTCTGTCAGTCCTCCCGGTCAGCCACATCCAGGCGGTCGAACGCTGCATCGGCGTCGTTGTGGCGTTGTTCTTCAGCCTGTTGCTGGGCTTCGTCCAGACGGTCAGCCCAGACCAGCGTCTTTCCGTGAATCGGGTGACGTTCGGCATCAAGTTCGTCGATAATGAGGTCGACGTAGTCGTCGACGGTGCGGTCCTGGAAGCCGTATTCGTCCCTGATCAGGTCGCGGAGGTCCCCGGGGCTGATGACGGGGTCGCCGGTGATCTGGGCGGCCAGCCAGGCGACCTTCTGCGTCCGTGAGGCGTTCGCTGGCGGCTTCCCGTCCGGGTCCCCTGCCTGGACCGGGTCGGCGTCGCCATCGCTGTCTGCGTAGGCGTGCGTGCGTGCATCGGCGTCAGGAACACGAAGGGCGGGGGTCCCGCCGTCGCCTTCGACGTCGGCCAGTAGCGCCTTGATCGACGCGACGTCGTCTTCGATCCGTAGCAGCCGGTCGTCCCCTTCGTAGTAGGATTCGCGGTAGTCCCGTAGTGCGTTTTCGATTTCTTTCCGTAGGTGGCCGCGGGTGCCGTCGTGGACGTCGCGGACGAAATTCACGAAGCGGTCGTATTCGTCTGCGTCGATGGGCGTGGGTTGTTTCCGGTCAGACATCGCCGTCACTGCGTTGAACCTAATTACAAATAAAACTCCCTATAGCAAACTAATTACAAACTTACGTCTATTGTGTGGGCGAATAGAACCCATGTTAGTATTTAGTTTGTACGTACAGTAGTAGTAGTAGTAACAAGAAAACGTTCCAGCGGGAAGGCATCGGACAACCGTCCCCACGCCGTGGTGTGGTTCCGGGGCTGGGGGTGGCCCGTCCCGGACACCGTCGACGCCGCGATGCACGCACGCACGCAGACGCAGACGGCGTCGTCGGTCAGTAAGCCGCCACGACGCCGTTCGTCAGGGTGACTTCGACTTCCGACCCCAGGCCGCCGACGTCGACCAACGCCCGGAATTCGACGTCTTCGGCAACCAGGTCGTTCTGGTTTATCTGGGCTTCGTGCGTGTTCACCGTACACTTCGGCGCGTTCCAGTCCAGTTCATACGCGGTTGAGGTGCCCCCGATGGTTTCTGGCGACGTCCAGGTCGCGTTCACCGCGACCGTCGCCAGGCGTTCCTGAACGTCCGTCGCGTTCGCCGCGCCCAAGAGCTGGTCGAACAGCGTCCGGTCTTCGAAGTCCAGCGTCGCCGTCATCGACACGACGCGTTCCCCGATGTCGACCTTCCCGGCGGTCCGGGCGTCCCTGATTAGGGGGTCCAGGTTGTTTTCGATGGACGCGCTGAATTCCTGGACGTCCGGTTCTTTCGACGCGCCGACGATGTCGAACGTTGCGTCGTTGAACCGGAAGTTTCGAAGGTCACTGTAGGACGGGGTCGACGACGACACGTCCGGGTCCGGGCCGGACGCGACCACGTCCACCGACGCTGTCAGCTTTTCTTCCGCCGTGTGCGACAGTTCCAGGGTATCGATCCCGCAGCCCAGATGGCGTACGACGTCAGTGTCCCGGTCGATTTCCATCGACAGCGCGTCCAGGGTGTCCGCGGGGGTAAAGACGTGGTCGCCGACGTCGTCCGTGCCGTCGTTGTCGGGGTCGTTCGCGGTGAACGATTCGGTTCCCAGTGCGCCCAGTAACAGTAGCCCCAGGCCGTTTTCGGGGTTCGCGGGGAGGTCCAGCGACCCTTCGTCGGTGATGGGGCCGGCTTCGCCTTTGTAGGTGCCGCGGGCGCGGGTTGTGTTCTGGAAGTCCGGGTTGTTGTCCAGTGAAAACCCGTCGCTGACAGCGTCGACGTAGACGCTTGGGCTGACGCCTTCCGCGTAGGTTGCTTCTTTGCCGATGCCGACGTAGCCCCGGAACGACTGGGGCGTTTGTCCGATGCTCATGTCTGGTTAGTCCTGTTCGATGGTGTTATGTGGGCGTGACGCGGTGGCGTCAGGCATCGCCGTCACCGCCAGCGCCGACGCTGTAGTCAGTGTCGCCCGGGACGTCGTCTTCGTCGTCGTCACGCCCGGGGTCGTCGTCCGCATCGGCGTCCCCGTCTGTGTGTTCGGTGTGGACTGACCGATGCGATGCTTCCGCCTTCGGCGTGTCGAAGACGTCACCACAGGTGTCACCGTATTCGGTGATCTGTTCGCAGGCGACGCCCCACCCGATCAGGGGGTTTGATTCGACCAGTGCTTCCGCGACGGGGCGGGCGACTGCATCGTCCGGTGGGTCGTCGCTATCGGGATCGACGACCGGCAGCGGCTTGTGCGCGACCTGGCCGCCGCGATGTTCGGTTTCGAACCGGACACCATAGCGGTCGACCGTGACGCTTGTCTGCAAGCCGCGGAACTGGATGTAGTCCCGCCCATCGCTGTTGTCTTTCGGTAGTTCGCGTGGCATGATTCAGTATCTCCGTTCGACGTCGACGCTGAAGGTTGCCTGTCCGCTTCGAACCTGGGCGCGGTTTGTCCCTGGGCTGACGCCGATGTCCATCTGGAAGCTGTCCAGCAGGACTTTCGACGCGTGCGCCGTGCCGGAGTCGTCGACCAGCGCGCTGCCTTCGACGTTGTTCACGACGCGGCCCAGCAGGGCGCGGGCTTTATCGAAGGCTGCTTTCGTGTTGGTGTCCTGCGCGAACAGGAACACCTGGATTTCCAGGTCGCCGTGGTCTTCGCTGACGGTCGCGTAGTTTGGGGTGTGAGACTGCGCCAGCGACCAGACGAACGGGTAGGCGTTCTGCGCCGCCAGTTCTTCTTCCGTCGTCGGCCCGACAACGTGGTCCTGGACCGGGGTCAGGTTGCCGTCCTGTAGGTGGTCGTCGATGGCTTCCCTGCGGAACTGATCGACGACGTCCGCCCAGAACCGGTTGAAGCCTTGCGGGCTGGATAGGTCGACCGGCATGAAGGTTAGACGCCTCCGGCGGTCAGGCGGGCGATGCTGTCGCGGAGTTCGTCGCCCGCGATGTCTTCGACCTGGGTCTTCCAGTCGTCGAAACTGTCTTCGACCCAGTCGTTCGGCGCTGACTGCATCCCGTCGTCGACCAGGCTATGCGCCAGCCGGGCCGCCGCGGCGACGGTCGGGTCGCCCCATTTCGCGTCCGTCCAGGCCATCAAGGGCGACAGCGGGATGGGGTTATCGCCGCCCGGGCGGTTTTCATCTGTCCATTCCGGGTCGTCGGCCAGGATGTCGGCCAGCAGGATGTTCTCCCCGCCGACCCGCTTCCGCGGGCCGATGGTCGCCCGGAGGCCGTCCCGGCTGAACTGCGTCCTAATGGTTTCACGCATATGGATGTCGCGGCCAGCGCCCTCCGGCGCGTTCGACTTCAGTTCGCCTTCCGCCAAGACGGATAACTGCCGGATGGCGCGGGTCGTTCCGTCGTCGGTCGCGTCCGGCAGTTGGTCGATCACGTCCTTCGCGTCGTCGATGTCGACGTCAACGTCGGTCGGGTTCTGCGCCATGACTTAGTTCCCCCGATGGATCGGGCTGTTCGCTTTGCCGCCGATGACGCCGCTGAACCCGGACACGGTTTCGCCGGCTTCGCCGGACGTTTCGCTCCCGGACGTGAGGTCTTCTTTTCGCTTCCAGTCTTCGAAGGCTTCGTCGGCCTGTTGTTCCAGGAAGATGTGCCGGTTGTCGTCGTTGTTCGACCCTTGGACGTTCTGCGCGTAGGCCAGATGCGCTTTCGATGCCGCCAGGTACGCCGTTGCGTCCCGCAGCAGCGGCGGAACCGTATCGGGGAGGTTCGCGTCTGTTGGTTCCTTCCCGGTGGCTTCCGCCCAGCGGGCCTGCATCGACCGCGTCGCCTGATCGATGCGGCGTTCATGGTCGGGTTCGGTGTTCCTGACTTCGATGTTGAATTCCGCCTGGACGTCTGGACTGGTCGCCCAGTAGTCGTCGCCCAGGTCGGCGTCGGTGACTTCAGGCATATTCAGGCGTTCCCTCCGATCCGCGGGGGGTTTCGGTCCTGATCCTGGCGGCGGCGCTGACGAAGCTGGGGCTGATCGACCGGGAGGTCTGGCGGCTGGCCTGACAGGATGCGCGCGACCCGATCCTTACAGCGACGGGTCGCGGCATCCGAACCGTCCGGGTCAAGACGGTCACCGTCATCCCCATCGGCCCCCGGGTCGGCGTTCCCCTGGTCGTCATCGCCGTCATCCCGCGGGTCACGCCGGGGGTCTACCGGCGGCGACGGGTCGCGTCTGGTCGTGTCCCGGGGTGGACGGTTGTGTTCGGCGGCGTAAGCCTGTTCTAACCGGCGCGCGCGGTTCTTCAGACGTTCGACCGCGTTTTCGGTGGCGTTCAGGCGTTCGGCGTTGTGGTCGATCAGCAGGTTCTGTTCCTGCGTGGTCAGGTCGGCGTCGTCCAGGCGGTTGTCGCGGTCTTTGACGTTGTTTTCGACTTCGGTGAGCCGCGGCTGGATCACCATCCTGATGTAAATCAGGATGGTTGCGCCGACCAAGACTGTAGCGACCGGGTCCAGCCATTCGGCCAGTCGAACCAGGTCAGCGATCCCGACCATCCCCGGTGTCACCCCTGGTTCAGTGCGTCGCGGCGGTCGTCGATGGCGTCCTGAACGGTCGCGTAGTCGTCACCGTCGGCGTTCGCGGCTTCGATGGCGTCCAGATAGTCGTCGACTTCGCCCGCGTCGATGGCGTCAGCCTGGTCTGACGCGGACTGTGCGACGAACGCCTGCACGAAGACGTCCGGGTCGACCTGCTGGGCGGCGGCCGCCGCATCAGCGTCGTCCCTGCCTCCGTTGCCGTTGTCCTGGTCGGTGAGGCCGGCGTCCTGGGGCGTGCCTTCGACCCAGCCGCGGTCTTTGAACCGTTCGACACGGTCGTCGTCGTCCAGTTCAACTGTCGCGTACCCGTCGTCTGACGTTTCGAAGGTCGGGTGTTGGCCCTGGTCGTCGGTGACTTCGCGGTCGACGAACGTCCCGCGCCGCGGCCAGGTGAGGGTGGTTCCTGACATGGCTTAGATGTCTTGGATCACGACGAAGTTGTCGCCGCGCATCACGTGGAACCCGATTTCTTGTTTCGCCGCGAACCACGTGGTCAGCGGGTCGTTCTCCGTCCAGGTCTGGGTCATCCAGCCGTTTGCGCTGTCGACGCTGACGTCGCCATGCGGGGCCTGCTGACCCATTTCGTTCAGGCGGTCCAAGAACCAGGGCATGAACGCCGACGCCTGGCCGGGGGCGGTGATGACGATGTTGCGGACGTTCGTGGTGCCGTCGTGCGGTTCCAGGACGTTGTCCCGGGCCGCGTTCGCGGGGTCCGCAACGACGTTGCCTGACGCGTCGACGGGTTCGCCGTCGCTGTTGAACCGTGGCAGTTGCGTTCGGATGGGCCTGATCTGGTCGATCTGGAAGCTGTCGGCCAACTGCTGTTCGGTCAGCGCGGCGATGCTGTCGTAGTCGCTTGCCAGGTCGTCGTTGAGCTTCATGTCGCGGACGACGTTGGGACTCATGTAGGCCGTGATGCTGCCGGCCTGTTCCAGCGCCGAGCCGTCCTGGCTGATCAGGTTTTCGGCGTCGATGAAGTCGTTCAGCGGCGTGCTGTTCGCGGAGTCGCTGTACGCGGTCGATGGCGTCAGGACGTGCGAACTGGGGATTTCGGGGTGGGCTGTCGCGCCCTCCGTCCCGATGATCCCATCGATGTCGCCGTTGATCGTTCCCTGCCAGGCGACCTGCGCCCGCGTCATCAGGACGTCTTCCATCAGCGCGTCGCTGATGGCGTTGAACAGGTTCAGAATTTCGCGCTGACTGTTCAGTTCAGTGTCGACCCCCTTTTCCGCCTGAATTTTCTTCTTGAAGGTCGACACCGTGAGGTCGCGTTCGCCCAGGTCTTCGATGTCGCCGACGGGGCTTTCGGACGCCAGGTCCGTCTGCCGCATCGTCGTCCGCAGCCCGTCCATCGTGAAGTGCGTTTCACGACTGTCGGACAGTTCGACCAGGGGGAAGATTTCCGCCGTGACCAGTCGGTTCCCGCCGTCCATCTGCTGGAGTTGGCGGACGATGCGGTTCTGGATGGCTTCGGGGCTTCGAAGGTTCGCTTCGCGTAGCGTGAACATGACTATAGTCCCCCGGTGATGATGACCGCCGTCCGACCGCCGACGCCCCATTCGCGGGCGATGGTCGTGAACACGCTGCCGTCAGGGAAGGCGTCGTGGCCCAGCGCGATGTTGATGTCGTTCGCGCTGCCGTTTTCCAGCGTGCCGTTGTCGTCGATGCCCAGGTCGTTCGTGACAGCGGCGTCGATGCCTGTTGTGGTCGGGCCGCCGTAGGCTTCGATGTCGCCACCGTCACCGACTTCGACCAGGTCCCCGGGGGAGGGGTCGTAGCCGTCGTCGGTCGGCATCCAGAGGACGTGAACGCCCAGGATGACGGTTGCGCGCCCGACGCTGTCGCCAGCGGCGAAGTCGGCTTCGCTGCTGTTGCGGTCGCGGAGGTCCTCCGGCGTGTTCTTCAGAAGGCCGACGAACGCGGCGTCCGTGCCTTCGACCAGTTCGACCTGCGGGCCGTCGGGGGCTTCCCCGACGACAGCGACGCCCTGGCCTTCGTCGGCGACGTCGCCGTTGCTGTCGGCCAGCACTTCGACGTCGACGACGTGGCCGGGGGTGTAGTGGTACTGGGTCGCCATGATCAGTCAGCGCCCCCGGTTGCCGCGTCGACGACGTCCGCCCGGAGGGCGTCGACGTCGTCGTACTGGTTGACGTTGATTTCGTACTGGTCCTGAAGGTACTGGGCGGGGGACTTCCCAGACGCTTCGGCGTGGACCCGGTCAGCGCCGTCCATCGCGGACAGCGCCATGTCATCAGCGTCGTCGTTCGTGTTGCCGGCGGTCGCGGTCGACCGCCCAGTCGTGTCGGTCTGGGCCGCCGCCGCGCCGCGGGTCTGTTCTTCCTGCTGGACTTGCATCGCCTGGTAGGCGCGTTCGTTCCGCAGGGCGCGAAGGTCCTGGGCCGACTGGCCCTTCAGGGCTTCCGCCCGGTCGTCGACGTCGTCGTCCGACGTGTCGAACCGGGCCAGGTCGGCTTCCAGGTCCGCGATTTCGCGCCGCAGCGTCGTGGTCTGCGCGTCGATCACGGCCTGGGCTGCCGCGTCAGGGCTGTCCGTGACGTCGATGTCGTCGATGTCGACGTCGACGTCGTCAGTCCCAGCGGCTTCCAGGACGTCTTCGAACGCACCTGCCAGCGCGTCGATGCTGTCCTGTCGATCTTCTACGACGTCAGACGCCGCCTTGAGGGCGGCCTGGACGTCGTCGTAGTCGTCAGGGTCGAAGTGTTCCATGTCTGTGTCTATGTCCGCCAGCGCCGACGCTGACGCCTGTAGCGCCTGCGCCGCCGCGGTGACGGTCTGCTGGTTCGGTGTCTGGGCCGCCTGCTGGATGGTCTGAAGTTCGGATTTCAGGTCCGGGAGGGCGTCCATCGACCGTTCGATACTGGCCGCGTCAACCGCGCCGTCGTTCACGGCGTCGATCCGTCGGATGCGTGTGACGTCCAGGACGACGCGGTCGTCTTCCGTGACGGGGTTGCCGTCGTCGTCCCGGCGGACGCGGACGTCGGCGACGACCGACCAGTCCAGGTCATCGAAGTCGCCAGCGGCGGCGGCGTCGACAGCCTGGGCGTTCGTCAGCTCGCTGTCGGTCAGGACGATGTGGGTTTCGTCCGTGGTCAGCGCAACGTCCGTCGCCGTGCCGATGTCGACGATCCCGGTCTGTGCGGCGACGCTGTCCTTGCCGGGGTGGTCGAAGCCCAGCGTGACGTCACCGGCGTCGACGTCACCCTGTAGGGCTTCGAAGGTCGCCGGGATGGTTTCTGGCGGGACGCGGACCGGCGTTGCCTGGCCGCCCAGCGATAGGTCATGGTCGCCTGCGCCCCAGATGACGCCCATCAAGCCGTCACCGTCGCCTGTGGCGGCGGCGTTGATGATCGTCGACGGGTCAACGGTGATCGACCCGGTCGCGCGGGCCATCGCGCCTTCCATGATGCCGTCGTCGGGCGACCAGGACGATAGCGTGTCCTGGCGATGACCGACCATCGTCCCGCTTGCGACCCAGCCGTCGTCCCGTTCCTGGGCGACTTCGATCAGGTACGCCGGGTTGTCGTCAGTCGCGTCGATCCCGGGGGTGCCGCCGGGCTGGCCGTCGATACGATCAGCGAAGTTCCCGGTCCCGTCGTTGCTCCGGTCGCGGATGATGCCGTAGGCCGGGGCGGACCCGTCCTGCGTCGGGTTCGACCAGGTAACGGTGTCGCCGACGTCGAAACTGTATTCGGCGGTCGCCCGACGGGCGAACGCGTCTTTCGCGGCCTGGTCGTCCCCGCACGGGACGTACCAGGTGTCGCCGTCCACCGTGACTTCGTGCGCCCCGGTACAGTCGCCGCTGATGAACTCCGCGGCCTGTTCAGCCGGCGCGCGGGACTGGAACAGCGGCATCCCGTCCTGTTCGCGCGACGGTGCGAAGCCGTCGTCCTGGGCCGCGACCGTCGCCAGGTCGCCGTAGGCGTCCGCCGCAGCGTTGAACGCCGGGGCGTCATCTTCGTCGTCGTAGTGGTCAGCTTCGATCAGGGCGTCGACGACGAAGTCGTAGCCGTCCTTTAGCGCGTCGTCGCTGATGCCGTCGACGCCATTCCTGGCTCCGTTGATCGCCGCCAGACAGGCCACTAAGCCGCTGACGTGCGCGGGGCCGTCCGGCGACTGCCGGAACGGACATTTCCAGCGGCCCTTCGACGCCCGGGCGTCGTCACCCTCCGGGACGAAGACGAAGCCGTCGTCCAGCGTGGACAGGTCGGCGTCTTCGTCAGACGGGTTCGGCATGGACTGCCGGGCCTGGGAACCGTCCCAGTCCCCGTCGGTGAATTCCAGGTCGGAAGGGTCCGCTGACGTGACGCGGTACGAAACGTCAGACTGGGCCATCAGCAGAAACGCCCGCATCAACCCCAGTTCAGTGTCGACGTCCATGCCTACACGTGGTAGGCAGACCCTTCGCTCCCTTAAGTCGCCGTGACGCCGTGGCCGGGGAAGCCAGGCCCAATCGTTACGATACGGGGTTGTCGCCCTGAACCCTGACGTCGACGCCCGCATCCGACAGCGTGTCCCGAACCCGACGGACGCCCTTCGCCTTCTTCTGGGTCGTTGCGCGGTAATGCGCCAGCGCCGTCACCGGGTTCAAACTATTCGGTTCGTCGTGAGCGTACACCCAGACCGTGTCGTCCAGGTCAGGGTCGGCGTAGAACGTGATGTGGACCTGTCGAAGCGCCAGGATGTCGCCCAGCCCCTGGATGAACCGACCCAGCATCCCCGCAGTCAGGCCAGGCCCCGGGATGGTTCGGGCTGCCGCCCACCCGCGGAGGCCGTCGCCGATCCAGCGCGGCCCGGCGTACCGCTTCGCCCAGGACCCGTTTTCCGTCCAGCCCTGTCGGTTCGTCTTCACGGACGCCATCGGGTTTCGGGTGTAGTTCAATTCCATCAGCGTGCGTTCGAATTCTTCTTCGCCCTGCTGGACGATGCCGACCAGTTCGTTCGGCGTCGATCTCCCTTCGGCGTAGAACCCGGGGAAGGTCGCCGCCAGGCGGTCCAGCATCGGTAGGACGGTCCCGCGGATTTGTTCCCAGAAGTCGTCGTCCGCGCCCAGCGCCCGTTTCCCCAGGACGCCGTAGAGGAACCACGATCCAATGAACGCCGCGACTGCCGCGGCTGCCTCCGGGTGGTCTGCGATCAGTTCCATCAGGGGGTCGGTGACGCGGTTGATCTGCGCCGGGAATGGTGTCGGTGTCATGTGTCAGTGTCGGTGGTGGGTGCATCGGCGCGGTCGTGTTCGTCCAGGACGTCGGACAGGTTCGGGACGTCATCCGCGTCTACGTCCGGGAGTTTGAACGCCGCGCTTTCCAGGATGCGCTGGATGTTTCTGACGCTATTCCGCCGGTGCGACGGGTCGCCGCCGGTGAGGCCGCCGTCTGTTGACGACTGGATGGCGTAATGAATGTCGGTCATGCTGAACTGCGCGTGCCGGAACCAGTACCAGCACACCGATTCTTCGAAGGACAACCCCTGTTCCAGCAGGCCGGCCAGTGTCGTCGCCTTCGTGTCCACGATGTATTTCGACTTCAGGACGTCCGACAGCGATAGGTCGTCGACGTCGTCCACATGGTCCGGCGGGTCGCGGGCGATACGTCGGCTGATGTCGTTCAGTAGTTCCCGCGCTTCTTTATCTACGTAGGCCCTGCGCCCCCAGGCCGTCCCCTTTCGAACCATGTATCATATACTCCCGTGCGGGACACTTAAACACCCGTCCAGCCCGGACCCTTCCTACGCTCCGGGGGCGGTGTGTCCGTGCTGGATCGACAGCGGCGTCGGCTGGAATTCCGCCTGATCGACGACCTGCGGACGATAGGATTTCGTCGACATGATCGTCTGAAGGAACCCATCCGCGATGTCGTCCTGTGTCAGCGGCACCCGGTCGCCGATCTTCAACACGGGCCGGATACCTGATCGGCAGTAGGGATGCAGCGGCGGGATGAACCACGGTGTGTCGACCATATCGACGACGTGTTCGTCCATCCGCCGGCAAAGGTCGGTCGTCTTCGTGTCGATGGTCGCATCATAGACGCCATACCGGAAGCCGTTCCGCAGGTAGCGTTTTCGCGCCGCGGTATTATAGGCGTCCTGGACGCTGTCGTGCGCGATCAGTTCGGCTTTCGTCCGGGCGGTCTGACCCGTGACACCGCGTTCCTTCCGCTGGCTGGGGTCGCCGCCGTCGACCACGACCTGGACGCGTTCCGCCAGTTGCGGGACGGTTTCGTTCTGCGTCAGCCCCAGGCGGAGCTGTCGCGTGATGCGGTCGCCCAGTTCTTCGGCCAGGCTGTCACTGGTCGCGCCGGCGTCGGCTGCGGTCCTGGTCCCGGATAGCAGCCCGGCGTCGACCTTCCGTATATGTCGAAGCCACTCCCGGTCAGTCCCATCGACCCGCGGTAGCCCCCGGAGTTGATCACTGTCGACGTCGTCCGGCAGCGTCGTCTGCATCTGGTCGAACGCCGCCCTGGCCGCCCGCCCAGCGGCGATGCGATGCCGTTCATCCAGCCACGAAACCAGTTCCTCCCGCAGCCGCTGGGCCGCCAGCGTCGTAACTGCCTGGTTGACCCGACGTGGGCCTTCCGGCCCGTCCATGATAGTGTGAATGTTGTTCTCCCGCAGCCACGCCTGGATTTCCTGCATGATCGACCGCATCGACGCCCGCGCCCGCTGCCGCGCCCGTCGAAGGTCAGTGACGGTCGTCGTCGCCGCATCCCGCCCACCGCCAGCATCGTCGTCGTCCTGGGCGTGAACCCGGTCGTGGTGGTGCTGGCGGCAGGCCAGCCCGGCTTCGATCAGGGCGTAGGACGGCATCGACGGGTCGGGACGGGTTTGCGCCACCGGTTTAGCCTCCCTGCCGCCAGCCTTCCCACATCAACACCCGGTCCTTCATCGACGCGCAGAACCGGGCCGGTGACGCGACGTCGCCCGCCATCTTCCGACGACAGGACGTGAACCGTCCACCCAGGCCCGCCCAGGCTTTCAGCAGGATGATCCGGTTCGGCGTCGGGCTTTCGTCCCAACTGTCCGGGTAATCGAACCGCCGACCGTCGTCCGGGTTCGCAGCGTCCACGCCACCCGCTTCGGCGTCATCCGCCAGGTCGCCAGCGGGGTCAGACACCCCGTCAACACTGATTGTTCCGTCGGATAGGTCGTCGGCCCGGTACACTTCCGCCCCGGACTTGACGGCGACGACGTAGGCCGGGCTGTTGTCGCTGGGTTCGACGTCACTCCCGCCTGGGCCTTCGAAGGCTTCGGTTCTGATTTCGACGACGACCCCAGGCCCCTGCGGCGTGTCGACTTCATCACCTTCGCTGTACCGCGTTGCCGCTGCGGCGTCTTTCGTCCCGAACGTGTCGTTATAGCCCGCGCTACTGTTCAGGTCGACCTGTTCAGCTTCGGTGACGCCTTCACGCCCCCGACGCATCCAGTCCAGGCTGTCTTCGTCAGTTAAGTCGAACATGATGGGTTAGTCGTCCGCTGGGGCCGTCTGCGACCCCTGATCGGCCAGTTCCTGCTGGCTGTTACTGACTATGGTTTCGATCCGGGTTGCCGGCGTGTCGCTGGTTCCGGGGTCCTGCTTGATCTGGTCTGCCGCCCGCTGGAACGTGTCGATCTGCGACTGCGTGTCCAGGGTGTAGCTTCGTTTCTCCATCGCTTCAGCCCAGCGCCCCACGATCCGTAACTGATCGCTATCCATGTCTTCCGGCGGCTCCATCATGTCAGCCATATCCATCGTCGCTTCATCTGACCCGGGTTCGACCTGGATGTTCCGGGGGTCGCCAGCGTCGACGCCGCCGGGCGTCCAGATTTCGCCTTCGCTATCGATCCCGGTTTCCGGCCCGGTCATCAGGTCAGGGCTGTAAACGATGTCATCCGGCGTCGCGTTCTTCTTCAGGACGTGGCCGCGTTCACCCCAGTTATCCGCCAGCCCGGCGTCCGTCGACCAGTTCGTCATCTTCGATTCGTTGACCGTCAGTTCGTCAGCTTCGGGGTTGTCGGCCCAGTCGCGGGCCAGCGCCGCGACCGCGTTCTTCCCGACGCCACGGTACAGCGGAATTTCCCCGTCGTCGCTGGCTTCACCCCAGAAGTCCTGCTGGTCGATGTCGTCGAAGTTCCGCCGGATGAATTCCTGCGTCGCCGCTGTCATCAGCGCCGCTGTCACCGCGTCATCGTCGCTGGGTTCGTCGCCATCCAGCCCGTCGTCCCGGAAGTCCCCGGGGAGGTCCAGGCCCGCATGAAACCGCTTTTCCAGGCCCTGGCCGACGTCCGTATAGGACGATCCCTTCCAGGACCCTGCCTGCGATAAGAGGCGTTCGGCGGCTTCGTTCCCGTTGTCAGCGTCCAGGGCTTCGTTTGCAAAGTGCGCGATATGGTCCCGGAGCTTGTACGGGTTCGACTGCGGGTAGTCCATGTGCTTGTGACTGGTCGTTTTGCTGTTCGACGGGTCGAACAGGTTGACGCCGCCCTGGTCGGGGTCTTCCAGCAGTTCGTGGAAGGCTTTGATCTGGGCTTCATCAACCAGCCCGACGTCGCTCCGTCCGCCGGGTGTCGCTGGGTGGTACAGGTCGGCATCGTCAATGTCGTCGGGCGTCGCCGGGTTGTCCGTGATGTCGCTGACGTCCAGGTCGCTATCTGGCGCGTCCGGCGTGGACGTGGTCGGCGTCTGCGTCCCGGCAACGTCGCCGACGTCGTCGACCGCGTCGGGGTCGATCTGCTGGATGCTTTCGATGTTGTCGACAGCGCCAGGCTGTTGGGGGTCGGTGTGATGCCCGGTTTCGACCGACAGGTTCGGCGGTCCCTCCGTGACCTTCCCGGCGTGCGTGCCGTCGCCCGTGTCCAGCGCGACCCAGTCACCTTCGTTCAGGTTCTGGAAGTCGCTGGCGGACAGTTCGCCCGACAGTTGGTCGTCGTTGATGGCGGTCGCGCTGACGGTCGACGGGTCGATGTCGCTGACGTCCGGGCCATCGTCATCCATGTCCAGGTCGCCGTCCTGGACCTTCGGGACGTCAGTGACGCTGAACAGGTTGATCTGTTCCTTCTGGCCGCCATAGTTGACCGTGATGGTGCTGTCTTCTTCGTCGATAATCTGGCCGACCTGGTCCTGGTTCTGATTCAGTATCCAGTCGCCAGGCCCGACTTCGGAAGGCAGAACGTCGTCGATAGCTCCCGGCGGTAGGTCCCCGGGAGTGATGTCGCCAGCGTCAGCGTCGTCCAGGTCCGGCAGTTCGTCGACGATGTCCTGGGTCTGACCGGTGACGTCGCCGTCGGTGTCGACGACGTCATCCTGCGGGTAGAATTCAGTCGTATCGTCCCCCATCGGCATCACGCCGTCGCCCGTGTCGACGTCCAGCACTGTGACGCCCCCGATGTCCTGCTTTCCGACGACTTCCCCGCTATACTGCGACGGGCCTTCGAAGGCTTTCACCTGGTCGCCTTCAGTGATCGTCGACGGGTCCAGCGGCTCCGGTTCCGCGTCGTACACCTGGACGTTCTTGTGCGCCGGCGCGTACTCATTCCCGGCGACGGTGATGCTGTCCAGGCTGTTCAGTTCGCCCGTGCCAGATACGTCGCCCGTGACTACGTGCGTCGGGTCGCCCTGATTGAACCCCGTGACAACGCTGACCTTCCGGTCGGTCTGGATTTCGTCCGGCGTGATGGCGTCCCGGCTGTCGATCCCCAACGGCGGCTTCGCCGGCCCCTGAAACCGCTTGATCGTCGCCGACCCGTCGTTCGGAACGTCAGCGACGCGAACCCCCGTTTTCGTCGACAGATGCACGCGGTTCGGGCCACCATCGACCTGTTCGGTCTTTTCGATGTTCCCCTCCGCCAGCGCCCCAGTGTCGTCGTCAACGACTTTCACGACGTCGCCTTCTTCCAGGTCCTGGAACGCCAGCCCGTCGCCGCCCAACCGCTGTTTCGCCTCCCCGACGCTGTTCACGTCGTCGGGGATGCCGTCGATACTGATGGAGTCGTCCTGTAGGACGTCGCTGATGGGTTCGCCGGCGGCGTCCAGTTCCTGTAGGATGTCTGCCGTCGGCGTCGTCCGCAGGTCGTCGATGTTATCCAGGATGCTGTCGGGGACGTCCCACGGGCGTTCGACGAACTTCCCGTCCGGGCCGCGGGGATGTAGTTCGGGGTTGAACCGGCGGGCGTCGACGTCCGTCATCGGTCGCCCCGACGTCACCCATTTATGCCAGTATATGAGGGTGTCCTTCGACAGTCGTTCCTGGCCGTCGGGGATGACCGGGACCCCTGCCAGCGGCTCCGCCAGCCTACTGTCTGCGGCTGACGCTGCCGTCGCCGGCAACGGGGGCAAATTTCCCGAACCACCGGCCTGTGCCTGGACGCGGTCGACCCAGTCCCGCCACCCGTCGCTGGCGTCACCATCAGTCAGTTCGGCGGCCTTCCTGAACGCATAGCGTGCGCCGGCGACGCCTCCCCAGCCCATCCCTGCGGTGTAACTGTTCTCCCGCCAGGGTGCGTCTGCGCTGGCGTGTTGAAGTGTTGTCCGGTCGCCTGATGTGTCGATGATGTTGTCGAAGTGCCGCGACCACCAGTTCGCCATCGCGTCCGACGACCCGACGACGTCGCTGGGTGAGAGGTTGCCGCCAGCGGCCAGTGTGTCCGCCCTGGACCACCCGCGGTCGGTCATCCCGTTCACGGTGACGTCCGGGTCGTTGCGGGCGTCCAGCGCCATCTGGGCGGCGTTCTGAACGGCATCAGGGATGGATAGGTCGACGTCGGCAGCCTGGCCTGGCGCGTCTGCCAGGTCGCCGTCGAAGCTGTCAGCATCGACGTCGTCGGCGCACGCTGGGCATTTGAACCGGCCAGCGATACGTTGCCGGTCGCCGCAGGACCGACAGGTAGCCGGGAAGTCACCCGCGGCACCGTCTGACTGCGCCGTTGCAGGCGGACGCGACCCGTCTCCCCAGTCCTGACCCGGCTGATCGACCGCGCCACCGTCGCCCTGATCACCCTGATCCGGGGGTTGTCGTCCGCGGTTGTTCTGTTCGTTCAGGAAGTCCTGCATCCGCTGGCTGCGGTCCCCGGCGTCGTCCGGGCCGCCAGACGGCGGTTGTGGCGCGGTGTCGTCGGTGACGTTCAGGTCAATGCCTTCGATGTTGTTCAGCATCTGTCGGACTTCTTTCTCCGTCAACCCAGCGATACCGGCGTACTGAAGCGCCTGCACGACCAGTTCTTCGTCCTGATCCTGGATCGGTGGGAACGTGTGTTCGACCGACCCGTCCAGCCCGTGGATGTCCGTCTGGACGCGCGCGAACTGATCGAACACCCGGATGATTTCCTGTCGCCACCCCGCGATGGTCGTCATCAGCGTTCTGAACAGGGTTTCCCGCGATAGTTCCGCGCCGTCACGCAGTTCGATCAGGTCCAGCGGGACCAGCATCCGTCGCGCGATGCTCCGGTTGTAGCCCCTGATCTGCTTGTCCAGCGGTTCGTTGTTCTCCGGGATTTCGATCTGTTCGAACGACCAGTAGTCCGGGATGGCCGCCGTCGTCCCGGACTGCCAGTCCTTCAGGTGATCGAACGCGCTTTCCATGTTCTCCCGCAGGGCGCGTTCCAGCTTTGTCGGCGGCGTCCCGCCGGTGTCGTAGTCGTCATCCTGCACGCGGTCGAAATACTGGTTTTCCGGCAGATACGACGGCGGTTCGACCGTCGCGTAGACAGCGCCGAACGACGTCAGTTCCGCCTTCCGTGCCTTCAACCGCTGCATCACCATCTTATTGATTGTCGTGTCGACGACGGCCTTCAGCGGCGGCGTATCGTACAGTGAAATGTCGAAGACCTGTTCCCCGATGACCAACGGCTGGCTGTCGACCTGGCGGCGTTCGATGTTGATGTCCCCGGGGTCGTCGCGGGTTCCTTCGTCGACGTCGAATTCGTAGACGGTCGTCGGGTCCTGCATATAGATTTCTTCCCCGCTGATCCCGTCTTTCAGGTAGTCCAACGTTCGAAGGTCCAGTTCTTCCAGGTCGGTCGCCCGCAGCACGGTCCTGGCGTGCGTCAGGTTCTCCCGCAGGATCACGTCGATGACGTCCGTCGGACGGACGTCACCGTCGTACAACTCCCGGAGGTGATCGGCCAGCCGCTGGTCGGCATCGCGTTCGGGGTCCGACGGTTCGACCGCCATCCCTTCCGACCCGACGATTAACGCCTTGATTCGTTCTTTCACCCCCGGAATCAGGTCGTCTTTCGCCAGCAGATAGCGTCCGACGCGATGGGTGTAGTCGACGCTGTTCTGCTGAAGTTTCCTGATCTGGGGGTCCTGGATGAAGTCGAAGTCGCTGACGTCGTGCGTCGTCGCTAAAAGGGCGTCACGCCGATCCTGAACTGGGATGGTGGCGCTGTCGTCCTGGGCGTGAACGCGGCCCGAACGCGGCGTCAGGTCGTAGTCGAAGCCGTCCGGGACGTCGCCGGCGATGGCGTCGTCGGGAACGGCGGCGTCGCGGATACGGTCCAGGTCGACATCGTCGGCGTCCTGGGCTGCTTCGACGATGCGGTCGTCCAGCGCCACCGGGAAGTCTTTTCCCGCAACCGTCACTGTGCCGGCGACCGCGTCGGGGCCGACCCTGTCAGCGACCGCGTCTTCAGACGCAGCCCGGACGCCGCCATCCGCCTCCGCCGCAGACCCGGGGTCGCCGTCTGGGTCGTCTGCATCCATGCCTGAATGAAAGCCCAGCGTCGTCCTTAAGTCGCCGTGACGCCGTGGCCCCCGGGCCGGTCTGTCACGATGCCGGCGGCGTCAGGCAGTTGACCGGATGAATTCGACCCAGGTTCCCAGCACGGTGTATTCGTCGTCGCCCGATGTGGTGACGCTGACTTCCAGCCAGTAAGTCCCGATGAGGCCGCTGGTATCGCTGGGTTCCAGATGGACGTCGAAGTTGCCCAGTGATCGATTCGTCCAGGTGATGCCGCCGCCGCCAGTTGTCTTCGTGACCCGGACCGTGCCGCCGCGGTCGTCCGCGATCACGGCCGTTACGTCGCCGCCCGATAGGTCGATGTCGTCCCCGTTGGTGTCTGTGGCGTCAACCGCGATGGTCGGGCTGTCGCCTTCGACCAGTGCGTTCACTCCGGTCAGTTTTTCGTAGTTCATCGCCGGACCCCGCCGGTTAGTTCGATGCGGATGCGGGCGCGTCCCGTGGCGTCGACCCGTCGCGTCAGGTCAGGCTGGTCGCCCAGCGTCGCGCCTGACGGCGATTCGATGTCGCGGAGCGTCAAGTAGTACCCGCCCAGACGGAACCCGGTCGGGCCGCCCAGGGTGCCGCCGGCCAGTGTCGCCGCGCCCTGCGTTTTGACGACATCCAGGTCCTGGTAGGACCCACCCAGCGTGAAGCCTGTCGGGCCGCCCAGGGTGCCGCCTTCGTCGGTCATACGTGGATGTCACCTGGGCCAGTGCCTAAAGCGGGCGTGACGCCGTGGCCGAGAGGTATCAGGTCATCCGACGACCGCCCCCGGGTCTATCACTTCAACGTCACCTTCGAAGCCCCGATAGCACGCCATCATCGCCCCATCAGCGACGTCCGGGCTATGCCCCAGATGATTCGGCTTCTTCACGTCGTCCTTCCCCTTCAAGACCAGGACGTCCTGACCGCGGAACGACCGTTCATCCAGCCGGTACACCCGCGCCGCCACGCGTAGTTCCCGTTCCAAGCTGCTGTTCGGCGGGACCAGCAGCCGCCCGTCCTTCAACGCGTTCCCCAGGTCGACTGCCGCTTCCGTCCGTTTGTTCCGATAGCGGACGTCCTCCCGCGGGTCGTCGTCCCGACTGTCGACTTCCGACCCTTTGAACCGGCGGACGCGATCCCGCGCCTGCCGAACGTTATCCGCCACCCCGGACCCCTCCCCGATGGCGTCGATCAGGAACAACCCCCGCCTGGGGAGGCGGTCGTCGGTCGCCAGGAACAGGTCTTCGTTCTCCGGGTGATCGTTCACCCGGTCCTTCAGGACGACGTCCAGCAGGCCGGTGTCCCAGCGGGCGACGATGACCGTCCGGTCCCCGCCGTCACGGGCGACGTCCCCACCCATCTGCTGGACGACCGTGCCTTTCGCCGCTGATGGCGTCGCGCCGTCGTCGGTGACGACGCGGTACATTTCGACCGCCTGATCGACGTGGCGTTCATACCAGGGCCGGAGCGTCCCGCGGCCCGTCGGCGGCATCACGCCCAGACGCTTCCGATACCAGCGCGGGTCCAACGTTCGCCAATCATCCCGCGCAACGCGCTTCCCGTCTTCGGTCGTGACGGCCTGCCGAACGTCGTCGACGCCGGGCCACGGGCGTCCGTTCCAGTTCTCATAGTCTTCTTTGATCAGGTCCAGTTCGACCAGCGCCGCGATGTCGCCGCGGTCGTCGCCGTCAGGGAGTTCACCTAACTCCCGCTGAACGTTGTGGCTGTCGAAACTGTCGAATTCGATGGTATGCCAGCGCGGGTCGTCCCACTTCTGGAACGCGACGTCACCCCGGTCCTGCGGCGGGTTACAGATAGCGACGCAGACGTCGTCCGTCGATGATGCGGTTGACGTCGCCGCGTCGAAGTGGCCCGCGCTGACGTCCGGTTTGTCGGCTTCGTCGATCACGACGAATGCCGCCCGCCCATGCCGCCCTTCCAGGTTGCGGGGGTCCCGGGGGCTTCTGAACTTGATCCACCACTCCGGGAATTCATCGTCCGGGAATTCGATCCGGGGCGCTGACTGTTTCGCCTCCGCCTGAATCGGATACTGTTGTTTCGCCCGCTGATGGATCGTCTGAAGGAACGGCCACGACGTGTCCTTCAATGTGGGGTAGTTCCCCGACGTCGTGAGGCCGACGCTGTTCAACCGGGTCATCACGTAGTGATACTGCGCCAGCATCACCCCTGCGGTCTTCCCCGTCCCGTTCCCTGACCAGACCAATACCCGGTGATGGTCCTGGCAGGCCCGCAGTATCTCTTTTTGGGTGTCCGCCAGGTTGAACCCCAGGTCCTGGTAGAACTGGACGGGACGGTCGCGGTAGAAGTCGATCAGGTCCGCCGCGTCGTCGACGTCATCGACCCCCGACGGGTCGCGGCCCCCATCAGCGTCCAGCATCGTCGCTGTCCCCCGGCGTCTTGACGGTCCTGACGTGCCTGGGATGGTACAGTTCGCCGTCGGCACCGCGCCGGGCGACCGCGTCGTTGACCGGGGTTTGACACAGGTGGTAGACCGGCATCGTCACGGCCCTTCGCCCTTTGACGGTTCGTGGTCGTCGTCCAGCGCGGCCAGCGTCTGGTCTGCGCCCAGTAGCTGCGCCTGCGCGACGTTCTGCACCCAGGCCCGGAGCGGACGGTCCCCGACGTCGTCGTCCGGGAGGTCGTCTTGATTGACCGTCGCGTCGAACCGGGGCGCTGCGGCGGCATCGACGTTGACGTCGATGCTGTAGGTGATAGAGGCGCTGAACGGCCAGCGCGACGGGTCCCCAGGAATGGAGTAGTTGCCCCCAGGTGTCTGGTCCAGGGCCTCCGGCGGGGCCAGGTAGAACGACCGGTCGCCCTTCCACCGCGCAACGATGACGCTGGCAGCGTCGAACTGGTCGCCGAAATGCTGTAGTTCAGTGACTTCCCG